GAATTATGTAAGGATTTTCCTGCACTAAAAATACAGTTGGCTTACCTGGTTCTTTTGCTTTACTAAAGTTGCTCATACTTTCTAAGTTCTCCTTTACACTTGTATTTTCTTTTTACAACTATTATATTGCAATTTTAGAAAGTTATTATGGATTATAGATTTAAAACAAAACCTTTTCAACATCAATTGGATGCATTGAAAAATAGTTGGAATAAAGAAGTTTGGGCTTTATTCATGGAGATGGGCACAGGAAAAACAAAGGTTTGCATTGATAATATTGCTATTTTGTACGACAAAGGCAAGATAAATGCTGCTTTAATAGTTGTACCAAATGGTATTAAACGTAACTGGCGTAATGAATTAGGTATACATTTATCCGATCATATTAATTATCGTGTAGGTATATGGTCGGCATCGCCAAAGAAAAAAGAAAAAGATGAACTTGATCAGTTGTCCGTGAGCGTTGATGACTTAACCGTTCTCATTATGAATGTGGAGGCGTTATCCACGGTTCGTGGTCGAGACTTCGCAAAAAGTTTTCTCACGAGAAATAATTGTTTAATGTGTGTTGACGAGTCTACCACCATTAAAAATCATTCTGCTGCACGCACAAAAAACATTATTAAACTAGCAGAGCTGGCAAAATACAGACGTATCATGACTGGTTCTCCTGTTACCAAGTCACCACTTGATTTGTTTTCACAGGTACAGTTCCTTGATCCGTGGTTGTTGGACCAACAATCATATTACAGTTTTCGTGCAAGATATGCTGTAATTGTTCAACGTAGTGTAGGTACACATTCTTTTCAACACATTGTCAAATATCAACGATTGGACGAATTACAGGAAAAAATACAGCATTTTTCGACTCGCGTTTTAAAAAGTGACTGTTTAGACCTACCTGAGAAGGTTTATACGAAGCGGTCTGTGTCATTGACCCCAGAACAATTAAAGGCTTACACAGAGATGAAAAAAGCGGCAATAACGTTCTTTGAAGAAAATGTAATGACTGCTGCTTCAGTTTTGACACAAATGATACGCTTGCATCAAATAACATGTGGTCATGTCAAAACAGATGACGGAGAAGTAAAAGCAATTAAAAGTAATCGGATAAAAGAATTGTTAGAGGTATTAGAAGAAACAGATGGTAAAGTTATTATCTGGGCCGTGTACCGTTATGACATACAACAAATAGAAAAAACACTAGGAGAGAAATATGGTAAAGAGAGCGTGGCAACTTATTATGGGGACACAAAAGATAATATACGCCAGTCTATTGTTGACAGGTTTATGGATCCTGATGATCCTCTTCAATTTTTTGTCGGAAATCCCAAAACAGGAGGCTATGGTCTCACTCTTACTTCTAGTCACACTGTTGTGTATTACTCTAACGATTACTCATTAGAAGTACGATTACAATCAGAAGACCGAGCGCATAGAATAGGGCAAAATAATAAGGTGACATACGTTGATTTAATGGCGGATCATACCATAGATGAAAAGATTGTAAAATCTCTAAATGCTAAAATAGATTTAGCTAGTCAAGTTATGGGTGAAGATCCAAAGAAAATATTATTTGGCTAGTGCTTGCTCAAGTAATATTTCGAGTCTTATCACTCGTTCTTTTATTTCTGGGATGTCTTGTAATATTATGGCTTCTAATTGTGATGATTTCGATTCAAGTGCTTGTACACGTTGTGATAGCATTCCGTAAGTCATACCAGCGGCAACAAGTATCAAACCAAACCAAATAATATTCTTCAGACTATTTTCCATACATACCTCCGTAAGGTGGAAAGAAAGATCCTATACCAAAATTATTATTAAAACCACCAAAAGATGATTGATTCATGTTTCCTTGTCCTAAACTTGCTATGCCTTTTTCTATATTTTGTAATGTTTCAAGAATATCATTGGATTGATTGAAGCCAGGACCCGTGAGCTGTTGTCCAACTCTGTTGTAAGGTTGAGTTTCAGCACTAGCTATTTCTTGTGGTCCTGTAACAATAGGGTTAACACTTGGAGTGCCATCTAAATAATTTGGATTTCCAAAAACATCTTGACTAACTCCTTCTGTTGGTTGAGGTAAACCTGACATAGGTGTTTGTTCAGATACGGGTACACTAGGAGGTGTTACATTAAACATATTATAAAAAGGTATCCCATCTTCTTGAGTTACAATTCTTTCTGTAAGGGGACTTACTCCTTTAAGTGGCTCGCCAGTTGGAAGTTGTGGCAATTGATTACCTGCAGCTAAATAGTCTTCAAGGTTAGAAAAACCCGCTGCAATTCCTCCAGGATCATTATCAGCAACATATCTTCCCATGTCACCTTCTTGACGAAAACTAAGACCACCCCCTAAAGGATTTTGATATAAAGGTTTATCAATCACTGTTAAAACCCAAAGTTACTTGCGCTCATCAATCGTTGATATTCTGGATTGTTTAGTGACGCAAGGCCTCCTTGATTTAAATTCATTGCAGTCATGGGTCCAGCAACACTTCTTATTCTTGGATCATTAACTAGATAATTTCCAAAGCCATCTTGTCCTTTAAAACTAAATCCAGATCCAGGTGGTAATTTAAATAATCTTTCCGCGCCAGCAGTGTCAGTTGATGTATTTAATAACGATGGGATTCCACCTAAAGGGCTAGCACCTGGTGTGCTTTGTGCTTTAAATGTTGAACCTTTTTGTTTTGGTTTTTCAGCAATAGCGTCTTTAAAAATATCCACTCCTTGATTAAGTGCACTTTCTGTCGTGCTCATGGCCTTGTCTATTCCTGCTGCAGCTTTCTTTTTTCCTGTTATGTAAGCGTTACTTAAATTATTAAAAACATTTGCAACACTTGCTATGCCTTTCATAATAGGTGATTTTGATGCAATAGCTTCAGGAACGGTTGTCATAAATGCATTTAGACCAGCTCCTTTTAAACCCGAGTCTTTGTAAACCTGCATATTAGCTGGGTTTGATTGTATAAAATTATTTATTGCTTGTTGATACGCATTTGGCGTAGATGGCCCATAAAAATCAGCGATTGCTTGTTGTGCTTGAGTCATTTGTCCACCTTGAGGGACTTGCATAAATTTTTCAAATTTATGTCCTTTTTTTGCGTATGCTGGTGTGCCAGCTTGATTTTGAAGATTTTGTTGATTTGCAACTATTGCGGCTAATTGATTTTGAGCGCTTTGATTAGGATTGTAAGTATTCGCACCTGGTCCACCTGGACCCATTTGATTTCCACTAGCTACATTACCTGAAGTGTCTTGTATATTACCTACGATATTACCCCAATTTATAGCCATTATACTTGTCCTTTCAACGCCATCGCTGCATCAATATTACCTTCAGCTAAAGCTGCTCTTTGCTGTTGATTTAATTGACTGTTTAAACCAGGTCCTGAAATCGCTGCATTTGTATCAAACATAGACTCACCACCCATGCTAGGAATATCAGGCATTGCTATTTCTGTTTCACTTTCAATAAAATTAGCTTTTCCCGTTTCAATATCCTCTAAAGCTTTTTCTTCTGTCTCAATATTTTTTAAATCTTGTATGTTAAGATCTAAATTATCTCCATATCTTTCGTCCATATAATCACGTAAGAAGCCATCATTAACACTGTCAGTGACAGCAAGATACTCACTGTCATACAAGTAATCTAAGAAACCACTTGGATTTTTTGCTACCTTATCAGGTGTATTGAATTCTTTTGGTAACTCTTCTCTGATAGTAGGTTGTCTAAAATAACCTCGTAAGAAATTAACAAGTGCTGCTCTCTTTACAACATCAGATGTTTTAGGATCTACAATTTTTGTGTAAGCTTTTAATGCACCTGGTTCAGATAAAAAGTTTGATGTTCTTCTAGTTAATAAACCAAGCATAATTGAACCAGCCACACCACCTGGAATTAATTGTCCTTCAGAGGCTGCTAAACTTGCACCAGCACCTGATCCAAAAATAGCAAAGGTACTTGCAGCAGATCGCACACCGCCTAATGATAAACGTCTTGCAACAATTTGTGAAGTGGAGGTGCCTATTCCAGCTTGTTTTACCATTGATTGAAGTTCAACCAATCCTTTAATGTTTTCTTTAAATGCTTTACCATTGTATCCAGCAAGATTCATCATTTCCTCAAAGCCTGCATCGTCAAAGTTAATGTTTTGTTTTAATTTATCAGGATCTAATATTCTTTCACGAATTGTAATACTAGATGCTTTTCCTGTAGGATCTGTTACACGAAGTGCTATTTCAGGTGAGTCATCTAACGCTGCTTTAAATCCATTATTAATCCATGATCTAACACCAGTCATAAAAGCGTTTTGACCAACAAGTGCCTGGTAGTCTCTTACACGTTGTGGTGACAATCCATCTCTAAATAACATTTTACCAATTTCATCTGAGTAAAAATAACCAGGTAAATCTGGTCCTGACGTAAATAAATTTTGGTCTACTAAATTAAATTGTTTTGCTGCAGGGCTTTTATATAAAGGACTCATCTTTGAAAATACTTCATTAGCTCTGTACAAAGATTTTTTTGCTGATTCTGCTAATACTTTTTCTTCCGCATTTAATCCTGGTGCCCAGTTTGCATAATCATTTAAATCTTGTGTTAATGCTTTTCTAGCTCTTGCTAATAAACTACCGCCCATAATACCTTGTTTGCTTGCACCAGCACCTATTTTACTTTCCGCTTCTTGATATAATCTATTTATCTCACGTTGTAATGTTCGTATATCCTTTGGCTTTACATAGTCAGGTAACTCCGCAAGTGTTTCTGTTACAAATTTTTCAATTCTATCTAATTCAGGTTTAAATTCGTTATAGTTTTGTAATTTTATTTTCATGTCTGCAATGTCATCTCTGATCATTTGCGCCATACCTTTTGTTTGTGATGTTGGTATGAAAGCTTTTGATATTTTTTTAGCTTTGTTTTCAAAATCAGTATACAATAAATCATTAATGTAAGAGAATTGTCTGTATCTCTTACCCGCTTCTTCAAACATAAATGCACCCACTTCTGACATGTGTTGTATTGGTGCTAATTCATTTACTCTTAGTTCTGCTGACATCATATCTTTGTAACTTCTAAATCCAGCATTTCTTGCATCTGTATCCATTTGTTTTCTAACCGCTCTTGGTAATGATTTATAACTGTTGCTTATGTAGTCAATTAAAGGATCATCACTTTGACCTCTTCCAAGATCTCCTAAAGCGTCCTTCATACCTTTTGTTAGTTGTATAGAAGCAAGTGTATTTCTTTTTTGAAATCCTCCTCCTAATAAAGGTAATTTACCAATAACTTGAAAGAAAGATCCTGCAACACCAGATAAAGTTCCTCCTGCTCCTCTTGATAATTGTGATATACCAATTGGGGCACCATAAAATTCTGCAATATTTGCAAATGTTCTTTTTGGTCCGTCTAAACCGAACAATGCTTTTCCTAACACTGGTCTTAGTGTAGAAGCAACACCCATTAAACCCGCAGCTCCACCTGTAAAGTATAAAGTATTTCTACCGTGTGTTAATGCTTCGAGGGCCGCGTTCGGTGCATCTTGAGGATCTGGTATTCCCATTGTTTTACGTATTGCAGAGTTTGTTAAATCATACACAAGACTAGCTGCTGTGCCACCTAAAGTTGCACCAGCTGTTGTTTTAAATATAGATCCTTCTAATACTTCATCAGCAACACTCTTTGGTACTTTAGCGGCTCCAGGTTTTGGTCCGCCTTTAAAACCTATAAGAGAACCTGCTATATCACCTGCCATAATAAAATCATTTCTTGATCCAGGCACAACATTTCTTACCATTTGATTTAATGCTGTATATTTATTTTGTGCAAACTTTTTTGGATCTCTAAATATTTGAAAAATACTTGCTGTATTATCAATTGCTTGTCTATGTTTTTTAGGATCGTATTCGTCTTTAAATTTCTTTACATAATAGTTGTAAGGATCTTCTCTTCTTTTCATCTCCTCTGCTACAGCTTCTTGTGCTTGTAAAGCATTAACCATTTGATTTGTAATATAGTTAAACTGGTTTGGCGTAATAGGATTTTTATTTTCTTTTTGTCTCTCTTTATTAATCAACTTAATAATATTATTTTGCTCTGTTTCTGTTCTTGGTTGAAATACAGGATAGAAAGTTTTTCTATCAAAAGGAGCACCTTTTACTTTGGGAATAGCTCTATCTTGTCCTGTTTCAGGATCAATTGATCTTTCCAATACTTCTTTTTTCATAACCACATAACGTGGTTCACGTAAACCTGTTTGCTGTGGAGGAAGCTCTACATTCATATATCCTTCAGGTACTGGTTTTGGATCTTTTCCTATCATTCTATCTCCAAGTCTTTATATGGATCAACAAATTCAACACTTCCGTCTAAAGAATCATTTTCATTTTGATTTTGTAATTCTGGTTCTGTGCTAAATCTTGATGGATTATAGTTATACAAAAACTCTTCATTATATCCTGCTTTTGAATATATTTGTCTTTGTGCATTAACAAACCCTTGTAACTCGTTTTCAACAGCTTGTAATGAAGTGATAACAGTATCTGAAGATGTATCTAAGTTATATAATTGTAAAGATGCTTTTGCGTTGTTGACATCATCAACATTTAAACGACCAGTTGGTTTTCTTGCTCTAGCTACAGCGTAGTAAATTGCATTTAATTTAATTTCGTTGGCAGCAAGTGCAGGGTCATAATTTTTACGTGGTTTAACAAAAAACTCTTGATAAATTTTATGTTCATCGGATTCTAAATCTGCATAAAAATCAGTAGCATTTCTACCAGGATAAGCATCTTGATAAGATCCTGCTAAATCATTAAAGACACTTGATTCAATTTTATTTTTTGCTGCTTCATATGAATCTTGATCAATAACACCAGCTTGAACAAATGTATCTGCAACGTCAAGAATAGTACCTTTAACGTTTTGTAATACTTTTTTAATAGCACCTGGTGCACCAACTCTTCCTCTGTTTTGTGCAATAGATAATTTAATGTCACTAATAAAAGATAACGCTTGATTACCTGTGTTTATTTTTTCCGCTTGAGCTATCTGTGCTTTTGTATCTTGTTTTAATGAAGCATCATCATTTAAACTAAAGTTTGCAATAACAGCGTCTAATGGTGCTGGTTCATAAATAATTTCATTTCCTACTTGTTTTGGAATAAAAGGTTTTTCTACACCATCTTTTGGATCAATACCTAAATATCCAGTCACATATTTTACTGTTTGATCTAAACCCTCTGGTTTAATAGCAAATACTTTTGGTGTTTTTTTAAACTGTTCTTGTAATAATTTAGCATTGTTTTCCATTGCCATAAGATCAACATCATATTTATAAGCAAAATTTTGTTTTGCTAGTTCTCTTTTAAAAGCAACATTACCTTGATCACTATCCATGTTAAATTGTAAAACTTTCATAAATAAATCAAACTCATTTGCATCGCGCATGTCACGTTGTTCCTGTAAAGCACTTAATACATATTCTCTTTTTGCTCTTTCCTCTTCTCGTTCTTCTTCTCTGTTTGCTGCTTTTGCTTGTCTTTTTCTTTCATTAATATTTGCTAAATCTGCTAAAAAGTTTTCTCCTGCGCTTGCGATTGCTGGAGCTATGGCTCCACCAGGTGTTGGTTGCATTAAACCTAAACCTAATCTCGCTAGAGCTAAATTACTTTCAAATCCAAAACTTTCTTCTGTTGTTTCTGAGCCAGGATATAAAGCATCATACTCACTTGCAAACTCTTCTGCTGTTTTTGGGGTTCCTGCAAACTCTTCATAGGCTGCTCTTGTAGCTTCGGGTTGTGCATATGTTTGCATTAAACTAGCAACACCTTCTGCATCAAAAGGCATTAAATCTGATTTGTAAATATCATCAAAACCAAAACTAACAGTTGATGTAGGACTACCTTTTTTAGGTTTGGTAGGATCAGCGTACTGTCCTGCTGCGAACATTGGTCTGTTAAAAATTGAATCTGACATGTGACCTACGAACTATACATTGCGCCCAAGCCGCCAAGACCTGCTAGACCTCCTCCGACTGCCGCTGCTAATGGATTAGTATATGGTATTGGCTGTTGACTGATAGACTGTTGTATAGATGGTTGTCCTGCAAGTATATCAGAAGCAAACTGTACTCGTTGTCTTGGCTCAAGACCCTGTGCAGTATCAAATCTAAATTGTTCGTCTGCAATTGCTTGTGCTCTTGTTCTTTCAGTTTGACCCGCGCCAAGTAATGATTGAATACCTTGCTGTCCTAGACCAAATTGTTGTGCACCAAGATTACCAAAACCAAGTGCTTGTGTTCCTGCTGTTTGACCAAGCTGACCATATACAGGAGCTGCTTGTAGTTCTCTTGCTCTTGCTTGTTCACTTGTGCCAATTGCTGCTTGTTGAGCCTGCATAAAGTTCTTTGATAAATCTTCAAAAACACGTTTTGATTTTATGTCTTGTAAATTTTTTGCAAGTTCTGCTTCTTGTACACCAAACCTTGCACCACCAAAAGCACCTGCTTTTTGTGCTTGTGTTGCTAAATTACTTTGTGCTTTTGCTGCTTGTTCATCTAATTGTTTTAATGCTTCTTGCGTAACGTTTGCTTGATACTGATTCATAAAGTCTTGCGTATTTGCTTGTGTTGGATCAAACTGTTGTTGTGCTGATTGTAGAGAAGGTATCCCTAAAGCAGTTGTTCCCATAGCTGATGTAAGACCAGCTTGTGCTTGTTGTATAAATGGTTCAAAAGATGCAACACCAGTTTGTTGTCCTGTTACAGGATCAAAACCCATTTGTTGAGCTGCAGATGTAAATGCTGCTGATTCTGTTGGTGCAAAACTAGCTATGCCTCTTTGTTCTTGTGGTATACGCCGACTAGCTAATCCTCCTGTTCCTGGAATAGGATCACCAATCTTTGCACCTTGAGGAAGTGTATCACCTTCTTTATAAAATTCTTGTGGTGCAAATATAGAATCCAGAAGTCTCCTTCTGTAATCCTCCATGAAAGGAGCTTCTCTTTGTATCTGTGTTGCTGTTTGTGCTACCATTAAGCTACTCTTTGACCTATTTTAGAAAGTTTATCTTGTAGTGCATACATAAAGTCTGCACCTTTTTTTCTTGCTTCTTCTGCGTTTGTTGCTCCCATCATAACGCCTGCACCGTTAACTGCGTCTGTTCGTTGTACAAACTCGCCGTCACTTAACATTGCAGGTATATCATCGCTTGTCTTTGTACCAGGTCCACTTATCTGGCCTGTTTTTCTTGGAAATACATCTCCACCTTTAGCTTTACCTTGTATACTTTTTAAATAATCCATGGCTTCTTCGTAAGACATGTTGCCATCTTCCATTAATAATTCTAATTCTTTAACATCTATTGCTCCGCCTTTTGCTAAACCCATGACACCTTGTCCTGTCATTGCTGAATATTGAACAGGTTGTTCTATAGATTTTAAACCATTTATCGGTTCTCTACCCATCATACCACCTTCTGCTGCATAGGTAGGATCTAAATTACCAATACGTAATTCTTCTGGTGGTCTTTCAAATTGTCCACCATAGAATTTATCCACAGCACTCATATATTCACTTGGATCTGCAGGTCCTGGTTTTTTAGCATCTTCTTTCGCTGCTAAATAAGATAAGTATGCTGGTAGGCCTGTTGCTAATGCTTGCATACCAAAAGAAGGTTTTGGATCTGTTTTTGTTCCTCTTTGTTCAAAAACTTTTGATCCAAGGTCCATTAAGAGATTTCCACCTGATTTTGTTCTATCTGCAATTGTACTACCTATATTTGCCATGGTGTTACCACCACCAGCAATAAATTCTTTTGGGTTAAGTCTATCAATGACACTTGTTCCTGTGCCTCCTTGGCCTCTATATCCAAGGACGCCAGAGGCAGCTGCTTTAAGTAAAGCGTCTTTAGTTTTATCACCTGATAATAATGACACGATACCTGAACCAAACATTGCTCCAGGTGCTCCAAACATTGAACCACCAATAATAGGTGCTGCAATACTGGCTGCTTTTTGTAATATTCCTTTTAATCCTGTTAGCATAATCTCCTAATAAATTGCAATTTATGTGATTGAAAAACGCAAGGAGGCTGCCCTTGGATAAATAAGCCTATTTAATTATATATTTATAGGGAAAATATTGCTATATGACAATAGATATTTATGAATAGAAAGGAATAGCATGTCAACTAAAGTAGATTTTCACGCAATTAGACCTTTTGGTCCTACAATATTACAGGGAAAACTACCAGATCAGTTAATTAAAATACTTGATGATAGAGCAACAGAGTTGTTTGACGATGAAAAATTATCAAGAGAATATGATCATTCAATGAATTTAGCAGGTAATGTTAAACAAGAAGTTCGTTATCCCACTGAAGATTTAGGTGGTAAAGAATTTAAACCTTTAGTAGATGCCATAGGTCAAATTGTTAAACAATATATATCTATACCTCCAGCCATGGATACCATATCACCTGCGTTTGTAGGTTCAATGGTTATTGAATCCATGTGGGCCGTGAGCCAATGGTCGGGAGACTTTAATCCTGTTCATATACACCAAGGAGAATTATCAGGTGTAATTTATTTACGTGTACCTCCTAGTTTAAAAGAAGAATATGCAAGAGAAGATCATTATCCTTGTGTAGGAGATATAGTCTGGCATTGTGGTCAAGCTGCTACTTTTAGTGGACACAAACATCAAGCAACTCCTGAAGTTGGAGCGATTTATCTTTTTCCTTCTTGGTTATCACATGGTGTCTATCCGTTTAGAACACAAAACGAAGAGAGAAGATCGGTGTCTTTTAATTTACATTTAAAGAAAAAAGAACCTATTAATGATTGATATTAATAAAGTTCCAATGGTCCGTGTGACGTGGTTAGATGCTCGTGATACAGAGACAGGTTGGCTTGATATTAAAGAAGTTATGGATGCTCCGTTGGCCGTGTGCCAAGAAGTGGGATGGATGGTTCATAATGGTCCAGAAAAGATAATCATTATGAGATCCTACAGTAAAGACAAGGATGAAGTATCAGGTGGTGGCGCTATCTCTATACCAAAAGGATGGATAAAAAAAATAGAATATTTAACGGTAAGTTATGCAAGAAATAATTCTTAAAAAATTAAGTGTTATAAAGACAAGTGTTAACATTGAATTATTAAATATAATTAATCAATATGTAAAAGAACATGGGGACAAATTTAAAAATAGAAAATGGAATTGTAATTCTGCAACATCTCATAGTTTATGTCATAATATATTACATGATGTTATTGAGTTTAAAAATGTTAGAGAGGCTATACATGAACAATTAACCATTTATTTTGAGGCAGTTCACAAAAGAAGCATTCCGTTTTTAATAAACGAATCTTGGATAAACATAATTGATAAATGGGGGTATCAAGAATTTCATGAACACAGCCCTGCTTTTGCTTCAGGAGTTTTATATATATCCGAACAAAACTCAGACATAGAATTTGCTACTTTTCCCAGTAATAGTAAAACATTAATTACTCCTAAAAAGGGAGATTTATTATTTTTTGAAGGTAATGTTTTTCATAGAGTTATTGACTCAGATAAAAAACGAATTTCCTTAGCTTTTAATATTTATGCGCCATAGTAAAAATACAAAATTTGTAATGTATGTTGATGATTTTTTAGAAGAGGCTACGTTAAAGTCACTTCAAGAAACATTTCAAAAAATAAATTATAGTGGAGTAAAAAACCCAGAAGGTAAACTTTATGGTCATAGACACACCTTTCCTAAAAGTTTTCACGATGATCCATTATTACAATTAATTAAACAATATTTTTTTCCACATAGAAATCTTGAACCAATATCCGTGAGTGCACATTTAAGAGAAAATAAAGATGAACCTTTGTTTCATACTGATGATGATAAAGGAAATGTGGCAAATTTTCTTTTGTTTGTAAAAGGAGAACCTTTACTTAACAATGGTACAGGTTTTATGCATAATAATCAATTATCCTCACACATCGGTTTTGTAGAAAACAGAGCTTTGTTTTTTAATGGCATGAAAATACCGCACTCAGACTTACAATCTTTTGGGGATAGCTCTAATAGATTTACATTAAATATATTTTATAAAGAACATGAAACAAAATGGTAAAAAATGTTATTTTATAAAACAACAATTAAAAGTGAAATTGTAGATAAGATTGTAGAAACGGTAAATAAATATAAATTTAATTTTGAAGATGTTTCTCATGATACTAATACTGAAAAAGGATTTCAAAGTCCTAATATTTTAAATATATTTGATAACAACTTAATAAAAGAAATGTTAGATAATCAATGTTTATATCAAGATATATTTCATGTTCATTATATTGAATATTTTGATGGAGGTTTTCAAGCAATTCACAATCATTTTAAATCTGAAGAATACAGTTTTATATTATATTTAAATGATGCTGTTGGAGATACTGTTTTTTCTCACACAGCAATAACTCCAAAAAAAGGATTATTAGTAATATTTGATTCTAGGCTAGATCACAGCGGAAAAGAAAGTATAAACAAAAAAATATTAGTAGGCGCAATAAAAAAAAGTTATGAGTAAAATATTTATAGGAACTCCTTGTTATGGTGGAATGATAACAGCAGATTATTTTAAAAGTTGCATGCAACTCACCGCAGTCGCAGCTGCAAATAAAGTTGAATTACAGTTTGGAACAATTGGTAATGAGTCTTTGATTACAAGAGCTAGAAATACATTAGTGCAATTGTTTATGGATGACGAGCAATATACTCATCTTTTGTTTATAGATGCTGACATATCTTTTGATCCAAACACTGTAATTAGAATGATAGATTTAGATGAAGACGTAGTGACTGGTGTTTATCCTCGTAAAACTATTGATTGGACTAAAGCAAAAATAAAAGCAAAAGAGAAACCAGACATATCAGAAGACGAACTTCATGCAGCATCACTACAATATAATTTAAATGTGGTTAATCCTGAAAAAATTGAAGTAAAAAAAGGATTTATAGAGGTATTAGACGGAGCCACAGGTTTTATGTTAATAAAAAGAAACGTATTTAAAAAAATGGCTTTAGCTTACCCTGATTTAAAGTTTACACCAGACCAACACATTGGTGCTCCACATGATAAAACTTTTAATTATCATGATACATCTCATTGGAATTACGCTTTTTTTGACACCATGATAGATCCTGATACAAATAGATATTTGTCAGAAGATTATGCTTTTTGTCGTTTATGGCAGAAAATAGGTGGTAAAGTTTATGCTGACATAGTAAGTGGCATTACCCATTACGGTAATTATTCATTCAAGGGCAACGTAGGCACTCAATTCTTGCCACAAAACAATAAATAATTTAGTATACTTCGACATGAAATTAGTAGATTTAAAGTTCCAACCAGGCATTGACAAACAAGACACCGCTTACTCAGCAGGAGACCAACGTAAATATGTTGATTCAGATTTTGTCAGATTTCACTACGGTAAACCTGAAAGATGGGGTGGATGGGCTTACTTACCTAATCCAAACAAAACTCTTGTGGGCGTGGTCCGTGATACACATAGTTGGGTTGGTTTGGATGGAATAAGGTATCTTGCAATAGGAACAGATAGAAAATTATACCTTTACACTGAAGGTGCTGTTTATGACATTACACCTATTAGAGAAACACAGGCTTTAACTAATCCTTTTACAACAAATGGCACAACTACAGTTACTGTTACAGATGGGGCACATGGAGCAATAGTTGGTGATTTTGTAACTTTTGATTCTTTTTCATCTATTGATGGTTTAGATATGAATCAAGAATTTGAAGTCATTACAGTGCCAAGTGCAAACACATATACTGTTACACATACAAGCACGGCGTCTGGCTCTACATCAGGTGGTGGAGGATCGGGTAATGCTAAATATCAAATAAATACAGGACCTGCTACATCTACGTATGGATATGGATGGGGAACAGAGACATGGGGTTTAAGCACATGGGGAACTGCTAGATCTTCTTCAGGTGTTGTTTTATCAGCTCGTCAATGGTCTTTGGATAATTTTGGCGAAGATTTAATTGCAACAGTTTTAAATGGCGGAACTTTTATTTGGGATACTTCAAATGGAACAGGTGTTAGAGCCATAGCTTTATCTAACGCTCCTACTGCATCAAGATTTAGTATTGTATCAACTGACACAAGACATTTACTTATATTTGGAACAGAAACTACAATCGGTGATACTTCTACTCAAGATGATTTATTATTTAGATTTTCTGACAGAGAAGATGCAACAGATTATACACCAGTATCAACAAATGAAGCTGGTTCTCTACGTATATCTGATGGTTCAAGAATTATGGGAGCTGTAAAATCTTCAGGTCAAATACTTGTTTGGACTGATACTTCTATGCATGGTATTCAATTTGTTGGCACACCTTTTACTTTTGGTCTTAGACAACTTGGTGCTAACTGTGGATTGATAGCACCGCATGCTGCCATTGAAGTAAATGGTAGAGCATTTTGGATGTCAGATGATGCGTTCTACACATACGATGGTGTTGTTAAAAAAATGCCATGTTCCGTACAAGATTATGTATTTGATGATTTAAGTTATACAAATAAAAATGATATTGCTGTTGGATTAAACACGGCGTTTAATGAAATTATATGGTATTATCCTTCTTCAAACGCAACACAAATAGATAGAGGAGTTGCTTATAATTACTTAGAGAATACATGGTACACGGTCAGTCTTGGGAGAACCACGTGGCTTGGTGCTTATGTATATGAATTACCGATAGCTACAGAATATAGTGCTAGTTTAACTGCTAATGTATCAACTATACTAGGATTAACTGCTGGTGCTTCATATATTTATGAACAAGAAACTGGTAATAACCAAGCAGATGGTACAGCTATTAATGCTTTTTTAACATCGGGATCTGTTGAAATTGCTGACGGCGATGAGCTTATGTCGGTTAGTAAATTAGTGCCTGATTTTGATAATTTAGCTAATACCTTAACAGCCACATTAACTTTAGAACAATATCCACAATCTGCAGATACAGTTACAACTTCGGGAACTATTTCTAGTACAACAGAGAAAATTGATGTAAGAGGAAGAGGAAGAGCAGTTAAAATTAAATATCAAACAAACACGGTCAATGATACACCTTGGAGACTTGGTTCAACTAAGCTTCAACTTAGACCAGACGGAAGAAGATAATGGCTAGAATTACAATAACAAGATTACCAAACGCAACACCAGAGTATAGTGCTACTCAGATTGACCAAATGATAAATTTATTAGATCAAATTATTCTTTTACTCAATACAAACTATCAACAAGACTTAAAAGAAGAATCAGAGGCGGAGGCTTATTTCCTTGGCTAACGTATTTAAAAGCGCAATGTTAGATGTCACTACGACAGATTTAACAACTTTAATTACGGTGCCAACAGCAAATCCTGGTGCAACACCACCAGTTCCACCTACAACAGCATTAGTAAAATCTATTCTAGTTTGTAATGACTCAGGTAGTACAACATTATTAGACGTAGAGGTTCTTAGATCTTCAGCTACTTTTGAATTATTTAAAGCTAAAAGTATTGCTACAAACACGACGACAGAATTATTACAACAACCATTAGTTTTACAAGAAAGTGATGTTATGAAAGTTCAAGCAAACGCAGCAAATCAGGTGCATGTTATAGCTAGTTTTATGGAGATCACAAAAGGGCAACTCTGATTAATCTTCATTCTTTATTTATCACGCCAATATTTTCTTTACAGTTAAAGGGCCACGATCACTTGGTCGATAGTATTTATCAATTAAGAGAGAAAGATAAAAAAGGAATGCCACGTTCTAATATTGGTGGTTGGCACAGTGATGATGAAATATATAATATAAAAAAGTTTAAACCTTTGGTTAATGATATTCTTAAATATGCAAAAGATTGTTTTAATCACATGGATATTAAAGATAATTATAATCCTGAAATGACTGGTATGTGGGGTATAATAAACCCACCAGGTTCACGAAACAACGTACATACGCACCCATATAACTATTTATCAGGCGTATTTTATTTAAAAGCTCCTAAAAAGTGTGGAAATATCGTGTTTCTAGAGCCTAAACCACAGTCAGAGGTACTATCACCCCCAAAAACAGAAAAAGCCTCTATACACCTCGCTCATAGCGTACAGTGGGAACCTATTGAAAATTCCTTGATTTTTTTTCCTTCATGGTTACAACATGAAGTACAAACAAATAATTCTGATGAAGATAGAGTTGTCATCAGTTTTAACATAAATTGGAGAAACGAAGATGCCGATAGTTGAACCTGCTGAATTATTAGGTCACATTACGACTGAAGATGGAAGAAGAATTCCACATTATAAAGTAAAAACTGAAACCACTATTACGCATGTTGATACAGGTGCAGAGTATGAATCAGAAGCCGCAGCTCAAGCTGATGTTGATAATCCAGGAACATCTACAACTGCTGAAAAGATTAGAAGAGATGTAAAAGTATTTGCTCCTTCTTTAGCAGACATGTTAGGTGAAACGCCTGAATAATTAGGCGCTACAAGCTTCACATTCCATTTCAGAATCTAACCCAGTTACCATTACCTGTGCATTGGAGTTATTTGGTTTTCCCTCAATAGTATGAATGTGTGGTGTATTTTTATGTTCTAATAATTCTTTCTGTAGTCTTTCATTGTCTCTTTCCACTGCTAATAAACGTTCATGGTATCTGCTCACCTTATCAGCAAGGGTAGCTATAGCCTTCAATACTTCTTGATTTTCCATAATATCTCCTTGATTTATAATTTTTGGGTGAGATCTAATTTAAACACATCATTGATTTAAATCAAGTTGATTAATATTAAATTATGATAATTGTTTTCTTGACAGCGAATTCATGTTATGAAAGAGGCAGAAAAAAGAATGCAATTAGTTAATAATTATTTTATTATAGAAAATGCTGTTCCAGACAGATTTTGTAATTATATTCTTGAATATGGAAAAAATTTAAAAGAAAAAGTAGCCACTATTGCAGGTGCTGATGAAAAACAAAAAGAAGAATTAGAAAAAACAAGAAAATCAAACGTTGTTTGGTTAAATGAAAAATGGTTATATAGAGAAATACAACCATTAGTTCGTGAAGCTAATACACAAGCAGGTTGGAATTTTCAATGGGATAATACAGAACCATGTCAATTTACAAAATATGAGGGTTCAAAAAAACAATACTATCATTGGCATACAGATTCTGGTGCAGACGTTCTTAATAATTTACCTATGAGAAAAATTTCTGCTACTTTAATTTTGGTAGACAGAGAAGATTATAAAGGTGGTGATTTTGAAATATGTATTCCCCATCCTGAAAAATCAAAAATTATTACTATTGAATCC